GACTTCTTGGCTGTAAATGCCCCTTATATATCCCCTGAGCAACGCTGGGCAACTCAAGCAAGGGCTGATGAAGCTTCAATTGCCGCTGCTCTAAAAAATAGGCCAACTTTTGTAGGTGGGCCTACAAGCATGAATATCACCCCTGTTATTACAGGAGGATACACAGGCACTGCTGGCCCCGAAGGCGATAGGTCATATACCCCTCAAGTTTTTGAAGGGTATCGAAGTTACGACCCTGCAACACGCATGCAGTATGGATGGAGCGGAACGGGCCAATATTTGGGTTCTCAGTATATTCCTAAAGACGATGCGTGGAGCGGTGTCAAAGATTTCGTAAAAGGTTTTGTACTACCCGCTGTTGGTATGTACACCGGAGTTAACGCCCTAGGGAGCCTCTTCGGAGCAGGCGGCGCATTAGGCGGTGTTAGTGGTGCTACGCAGGCCGCTGCAGAACAAGCTGCTGCTGCTGACATTGCAGGAGGTATGGTTCCTGAGTTTGCTTCTAATGCTGCATATGATGCTGCTATGAATCAAGCGGTTGCTGCAGGTACAGCAGGAGTGGCTCCAGAGGCCCTTCCTTCCATCTTTGCAGACACCACAGCACCTTATACACCTACTACTGACTTTGGGCTTACACCCTCGTATGAACTAGCTCCTCCTTCTATTCCTGAGGGAATTCAAGCTCCTGTTATTAATGAGCCAATCACTGTAGGAACTACGCCTATTGATTATTCATTAAATGTTCCTTCTCAAGGCGGGCTGCAACTTCCTTCAATGCCTTCATTGCCTAGCATGGGTGGCGCACAAGGCCTCACAGCGGCTGTCCCTGGAGGTACAGTGGGTGAGCTTGGTTTTACTCCCACAGGTGCTTCTCCAGTGCTTGGCGACCCTGCTTCGTTTATTAACAACCCAGCAGTTACAGGACAACCAACTATTCCTTCGGCTCCTGCAGCTCCCTCGGTACCTGTAGAGCCTTTAATGACAGAAGCTCAATTTGCAAGTATTTTGAAGTCTTTGCCCGGCTTGCTTGGAGGCGCTTTAGGAGCATCTGTGATGCCTTCAGCTTCTTCAGCTACTCAGTTGCCTGCATATCAACCTGCTTCAACAATGCCTCAATATTCTCCAGAGTATTTCCAGCAAATTCAACAGCGGTATAACCAAATTATGCCTTCTCGTCCTGCAGATGTGGTAACACCTCTTTCACAATGGTACAACAAACCAGCAGATAGTTCTGTTGTAACCAAACTATTTGGAGTGATTTAATATGGCTATTTATCGAGGGCCCGGAGGCGCAGGAGATGCTACAAGTGACTCAGCCTCCGAAGCTTCCATTGCCGTACAGAAAGCAAACGAAGCCGCTACAAGTGCTACAGCCGCTGCAACAAGCGCCTCCAGTGCTGCTACAAGTGCTTCTGCTGCTGCTTCTTCTGCCACTGGAGCAGCCTCTAGCGCTTTAGCAGCTTCTGCTTCTGCTACCAGTGCTTCAGGCTCAGCTACCAGCGCCACAGCCTCTGCAGCTACAGCCACTACAAAGGCCTCAGAAGCCTCTACAAGCGCCTCAAACGCTGCCACTAGTGCTGCTGCTGCTCTGGCCTCAGAAAGCACTGTAGCAGCCTCCGCAGCCGCAGCAGCTTCTAGTGCCTCTGCAGCTTCCACGAGCGCTACCAATGCTTCTACCTATGCCACTAGTGCAGGAAGTAGTGCAGCTTCTGCCACCTCTAGCGCCTCTGCAGCAGCCTCCAGTGCCTCTGCAGCAGCTACAAGTGCAGGGCTTGCTTCTACTTCTCAGAGCCAAGCGGCCTCTAGCGCCTCTGCAGCTTCCACCAGCGCCACTAGTGCTTCTTCTTTTGCTTCTTCAGCAGAGACAAGCGCCACAACAGCAGGAACAGCAGCTTCTACAGCAACCTCTCAAGCCTCTATAGCCACCACAAAGGCCTCCGAAGCTTCCTCTAGCGCTACCAGCGCAGCCTCTTCAGCATCCAGTGCAGCAGCTAGTTTTGATAGCTTTGATGACCGATATTTAGGAAGTAAGGCAAGCGACCCTACGTTGGACAATGATGGGAATGCTTTGCTTACAGGTGCGTTGTATTGGAATAGTGTTTCTTCTGTAATGAAAGCCTACACAGGCTCTGCGTGGACAGTTGCTTACATTCCTTCTTCTACGTATGTACTAAAAGCAGGGGATACAATGACAGGAGGGCTTACCCTTCCAGCATCTACCTCTAGCGTTAAGCCTCTGCATATTGATGTAGGAACAACACCTTCTTCTCTTGTTGATGGAGATATTTGGGTAGAAGCGACAGGAATGTTTGTTAAAAACAACACCTATGCTCACCAGCTAGACTTTGATACAAACACAGCAGGTGTAATAGCTAAGCCTGTTATTACAGTTGATGCTGGAGGGGCTACATTTAGTGCTTCTTCCACTGAAGCGTTTCTATATTCTCTTTCAAATTATAACGGAGATTTTAAGAAGTTTATTATTCCAGCAGCTACAGGGCTTGCCTTAACAGATGGAGTTGCAAGCTATTTAGCAGTTAGCTACAATGCAGGAAATCCTATTTATATTGTTACAACAAATGTAACTCTTTTGAATGGCTCTGATGTAGCAGGAGCAGCTCTGTTGTTCCGTAATGGCTCTGAAGTACATCACCAGTCTATTGATTGGGGTCTTGCTCCCGCTAGTAGGCTTAATAGACGTACAGTTCAAACAGATAGGTATGAACGTGGAACAGGCCTTGCTTTATCTGAATCTACAGGGCGTGTAATTACCCTCACTTCAGGTATTATTTGGTATGGAGTAACTGAATATGTAGAATCTGCTGTTACCTCGGCATCAAGCAATTGTGAGTTTTGGTATCACTCAAGTGGTGTATGGACTAAAACAGACGTTTCTACATATAACAATAACCAGTATGATAATGGAACAAACCTTGTAACACTCAGTGGTGCAGGTACACAATATGCTGTTAATTGGGTATTTAGGTATTTAGATGGGGATTCTCTTCCAAAGCTTGCTTACATCCTCGGGTCTGGAAACTACACCTTAGCACAAGCACAAGGCTCTTCAGTGCCTGTTCCTCCTCCGGGTTTAACAAGCATGGCTTTGCTTGTGGGGCGCATCATTGTGGCTCAAGGTGCAGCAACAGCAACACAAATTAACTCAGCGTTCACTTCAGTGTTCTCTGGCTCTACTGTTACAAACCACAATGACTTAGCAAACCTTCAAGGAGGCGTTGCAGAAGAATATTATCATTTAACCAGCGCAGAATATGTATGGCTTCAAAGTATTGAAGGAGCTTTAGTGTCTGGAACAATTAACGGTGGAACTTATTAAAGGATTTTATGGCAACTCTAATTACAAAGAATAGCAGCACAACAACTTCTGTACCAATTGCTTCGCAGCTTGTGCAAGGAGAACTTGCTGTTAACGTAACAGACAAGCGCCTCTTCACAGAAAACTCTGGAGGCTCCGTAGTAGAACTAGGAACAAACCCAAGCTCTCTTACGCTTGAAAGCGGCACAGCCAACGGCGTGGCCTACCTCAACGGCTCCAAAGTGCTCACCACGGGGAGTTCGCTGGTATTTGACGGAAGCAACCTCGGCTTGGGGACTACTTCGCCAACACAAACTTTAGATGTCAATGGCAACGTAGCCATTACGGGTTCTGCTCGTCGCATCACTGGTGATTTCAGCAATGCCACTGTTGCCAATCGGATAGCATTTCAAAGCAGCACAACAAACGGGAATACGATTGTTGGCGCAATCCCAAATGGCACAGGTGTAACTTCTGTATTTAGGGCTTTTAATGCGGCAGACCCAACTAATTCGGGTCAAGCAACTATTGGCATAACTACCTCCATTATGGTTGTTGAGTCAGCCATTTCCGGAACTGGTACTTACGTTCCTATGACCTTCTCCACAAGCGGTTCTGAGAAGCTACGCATAGCCGCTGACACTACAGGCACTTACACATTCGGTGGTACTGCGCCAAGAATCACTGGTGACTTTAGTAATGCCACTATTACTAACCGGGTTGCGTTCCAGACGAGTACGGTGAATGGGAATACATCAATTTCATTTGTTCCAAATGGCACAGCCATAGTTTCACAGCTTGCCTTATATGGGAACTCTGATGTAACTACAAACTACCAGCTATTCGACATGATAACAAATGGGACGGTAGCTAGACTGAGGCAGTTGTCTGCTGGAACCGCTGCCTACCTCCCCATGACCTTCGAAACAGGTGGTTCTGAGCGGATGCGGATTTCCAGTAGTGGCGCTGTTGCGATAGGACATGTCGTACCATCTGCCACGCTAGATGTAAGTGGGTCTAGCTGGGTTCGAGGGTCTGCATCTGCCGGTGCCGTATTAACTATGACTGCTGACGCAACATCGGGCGCAACCGGCGTAGCAATAGGTGCATCATTCGTAACAGGTGGATACGGCCCAATACGTTTCTTCACAGGCGGTGCTGAACAGATGCGGCTGGATGCTAGTGGGAACTTGTTGGTGGGGGCTACGAGTGCTGGTGGGTATAAATTCAATGTTGAGGGAGGAGCATCTACTGCATCGTTATTAAAATCAACAGGTGTTTGTTCTGATATGTGGAGTACGCCTACCTCAGGAAACAATACTTTTGTTGCTTTTTACACTGAGGCGTCTGCAACTCTGCGGGGCTCAATTAGTTACAACCGCGCTGGCGGCTTAGTTGCCTACAACGTAACGTCTGACTATCGGGCCAAGGACATTAGCGGCCCCGTTGTTAACAGCGGTGCATTGATTGACTCTGTGCCTGTGTACATGGGCAAAATGAAGGAAGCCACACAAGAGCGCCCGATGTTCATCGCTCACGAAGTTCCAGCCTACGCACACACGGGTGTGAAAGACGCCGTAGATGCAGACGGCAAACCTGTGTATCAGCAGATGGATGCAAGCGCCCTTATCCCTGTGATGTGGGCTGAAATACAAGACCTTCGTAAACGCCTTGCAGCCGCAGGCATCTAATTTAAAGGAAAAATCATGACAACATATCTCTGGACAATTTCGCAAATGAACCGCCTCACCTCCGATGACTTCGTAGTCACGGTGCACTACAACGTGAGCGCCACAGACGGCACATTCCAAGCCAGCACCTACGGCACCACCGGCTACACACAAGCGGAAAGCGAATCTTTCCTCCCTTATGCAAGCCTCACTGAAGCCATTGTGGTGGGCTGGGTGCAAACAACTCTAGGCAAAGACACGGTGGAGGCTTCTCTGCAAAGCCAAATTGATGCTCTGAAGGCTCCGGTGCAAGAAGCTGGTATGCCTTGGGCTGCTGCAGTTTAAAGGAGAAACGAAATGGAAAACAAAAAGCCCCAGCTCGTAACTATTGACGGCGTTGAGCACGATGCTAACAAATTCACCGAAAATCAAATTCTTCTCCTAAACCATTGTGTAGACCTCGACCGTAAAATAGGTTCTACACAGTTTCAGCTTCAGCAACTTCAAGTGGGCAAGGATGCGTTCCTTTCTCTCTTAAAGACAGAACTCGATAAGCCTGAAGACGTGGAAGAAGTAAACAAAGGGTTCTAATGGAAATTCAGCTTCTTATTAACATGGCGCTAGGAAGCGCTCTAACAGTGGGAGGGTGGTTTGCCCGAGAACTTTGGAGTGCTGTTCAGAACCTTAAAGAAGACCTTTATAAACTACGTGAAGAAATTGCCAAAGACTATATGCCCAAGGATGATTTCAATGCGTTTAAAAGTGAATTGTTCTCTATGCTTCGAAGGATAGAAGACAAACTTGAAAAGAAAGAAGATAAATAATTTATGAAGAAACCCACAAAAGCTGCTGCTAAAACAGCTAAGGTGATGCGTGAGTATAAAGAAGGGACTTTGCACTCAGGCAAAGGAGGCCCTGTTGTTAAAAACCCTAAACAAGCTGTTGCCATAGCCCTCTCCGAAGCAGGTAAAGCACGTCCCAAGAAGAAATAAGGAAAAACCACATGGCTACGTATTTAGATATTGTGAATAATGTTCTGAAGAGGCTGCGGGAGCCTGTGGTTTCTTCAGTTACAGATAATGATTATGCTCAGATGATTAGTGTGTTTGTTAATGATGCCAAGCGAGAAGTGGAAGATGCTTACGACTGGAATGCCTTAACAGACACCTTAACAGCAACCACCACCACAGGTGTCTTTAATTACATCTTAGTAGGTTCTCAAACCCGCTTCCGTATGATTGATGTTATTAATGACACAAGCAAGCTGGTGCTTCGCTACGGAGCAACTACATGGATGGACAGGCAGTTTCTGCTTACTCCCACTCAACAAAGCCAACCAAGTTATTATAACTTCAACGGCGTTGATGAGAACGGAGATACACAAGTAGACCTCTATCCTGTTCCTGACCAAACATATAACATTCGCTTTAATATGATTGTTCCTCAGCCTGACTTAGTGCTAAGCTCTGATCGTATTTATGTTCCGTGGCATGTAGTGGCTTTGTTGGCCTATAGCAAGGCCATTGCTGAGCGAGGAGAAGACTCTGGAGTTCAAAGCTCTGAAGCCTATCAAATGTACCGTCTTGCCCTTGCAGATGCTGTGGCTATTGAGCGTAACCATTATCAAGAAGAAATGCAGTGGGAGTCAGTTTAAATGGCTGAACAACTACTAACAACAACTATTCAAGCTCCGGGCTTCATGGGCTTAAACACCCAAGATAGTTCCATTGGCTTGGATAATGGATATGCTACAGACGCTACCAATTGTGTTATTGACAAGGTGGGACGTATTGGTGCTCGGAAGGGCTGGGTAGCTGCTCACGCCACTCTAGCGGCTTTAGGCACCAACGCTGTTAAAAGCATTCATGAACTAATTGACAATGCCGGTAATAGCTACATTGTTGCTGCAGGAAATAATAAACTATTCAAACTTGTAGGAACAACCCTCTCAGAGCTTACCTACGGAGGCGGAGGTACAGCTCCTACAATTTCTGCAAGTAATTGGCAAATGGCTGCTTTGAATGGCTCCTTGTTCTTGTATCAGGTTGGTCAAGACCCTTTAGTGTTTGACCCCTTGTCTTCAACAACAACTTATACACGCATCTCTGAGATGACAGGTTACACAGGCTCTGTACAGAATAGTAATTGTGTTATTAGTGCCTTTGGTAGAACATGGAGTGCCAACACTTCAGTGGATAAGAACACAATTCAGTTCTCAGACCTCTTAGCAGGACAGAAACTCACAGCAGGAACTTCAGGAACTTTGAATGTGGCTACGGTGTGGCCCAACGGAGCAGATGAGATTATTGCTCTTGCTGCTCATAACGGCTACCTCATGATATTTGGAAGGCGCCAAATCCTTGTCTATTCTGGGGCTTCTTCTCCTAGCACAATGACCTTAGCTGATACTATTTCAGGTGTTGGTTGCTTTGCTAGAGACAGTGTTGTTGTTACAGGTGGAGATGTGTTGTTTTTAAGCGACAGCGGTGTACGAAGCTTTCAACGAACCATTCAAGAGAAGAGCGCTCCAATGCGAGACATTAGCGCTAATGTTCGTGATGATGTGGTAGCTGCTGTAGCTCTAGAGACAGCTTCAGAGATTAAGGCAGTTTATTCAGATAAGGATGCTTTCTATCTTTTGTCTCTCCCGACAAGTAACTTAGTTTATTGCTTCGATATGCGTCAGGTGCTTCAGAACGGCGCCTCCAGAGCAACTACATGGACAAACATCACTCCTACAGCTTTCTGGTATACACGAGATAAAAGGCTGTTGCTAGGTAAGCCGGGCTTCATTGGAAGCTATATGGACTACTCAGATAACTCTGCAGCTTTCCGCATGAGCTACTACACCAACTATTTTGACTTCCAAAGCCCCACAACAATTAAAATATTGAAGAAAATCAATATGACATTTATTGGAGGTAACGGAGCAGAGGCAACTATTAAGTATGGGTTTGATTATTCTTCACAATATTTATCACGAAACATTGTTTTAGGCAATATAAACATTGCAGAATACGGAATATCGGAGTATAATATAGGAGAATACACTGCAGGCGTTGTGTTTGATAATCAAAAGATTCAAGCCTCTGGAAGCGGTAATGTTCTACAAATGGGTGTAGAAACTATAGTTAACGGTGTTGAAATATCTATACAAAAGCTTGACTGCTATGTAAAAACTGGAAGGACTCGATAAGTGAGTAATTATACTAAAAGCACAGACTTTGCTGTTAAAGACGGCCTTGCTTCAGGGAACCCTGCAAAGCTCGTAAAAGGAACTGAAATTGACACTGAATTTAATAGCATTGCTTCAGCAGTAGCCTCTAAAGCAGATGTGAACAATGCGGCTTTAACAGGAACAACAACAGCAGTTAATTTAACTGTATCTGGCACTTTAGAGGCCACACTAAATGGAGGTACATACTAATGGCTTTTAATTGGGAAAGTTTAATTGGCCCAGCTATTCAAGGAGCAGGCACTTTATTTGCAGCAAACCAAGCGTCTAATACACAGCAGAACATTGCAAACCAAACAGCAGCAACGGCTCAACAAGCTGCAGAGGCTGCGGCGTTTCGCCCTGTAGGCATTACTTCTCGGTTTGGAACCAGTGGTTTTCAATACGACCCTTCTGGTAGGCTTACAGGCGCAGGCTACCAAGTGGCTCCTGACATTGCAGCTCAGCGAGAAGCTTTGTTGGGAATGTCTGGTGGTGCTTTGTCTCAAGCAGCTCAGGCGCAGCAAGCTACACAGCCTGCTCAACAAGCGGCTCAAAGCCTCTTTGGCTTAGGTGGACAGTTTCTTCCTACTTCCACAGCTACACAGGCCTCTCCAGAGGCTATGGCGTATGCTCAGCGGCTTCAACAGCTTGGTGGACAGGTTACTCCTTCTTCCTATGACACCTCTGCTGCTGCTCAGCAATATATGCAACAGCAACAAGCTCTGTTGGCTCCCGGACAAGAGCAACAACTAGCAGGAATTCGTAACCAGCTACAGCAAACAGGACGAGGAGGCCTTGCAACCGGAGCCACTATGGCAGGAGGCCTTGGTGCTACCAACCCTGAAATGGCTGCTTATTACAACAGCCTTGCTCAGCAGAACGCAGCCTTAGGAGCTAACGCTAATGCCATTGCACGTCAGCAGCAACAACAAGATATTACCTTTGGCACAGGCCTCATGGGACAGGGCGTACAAGCACAGCAGAGCGCTGAAGAGCTTGCCCGTCAGCAAATGCTTTCCAACTTGTCCACAGGCGCTGGTTTGTTTGGTACAGGTATAAATTTGATGAATGCTGGCTATGGTTCACAAACCGCTGCCTTGTCTCCGTACACATCTTATCTGGGAGGCGCTACAACCTTAGAAGGCCTTGGTCAACAACCGCTCACCACTGGAACAGCGCTTGGAAGCTCCACAGCCGCTGCAGGGGCTCAGCAGGGACAATTGTTAAATACAGGACAATCACAAGCTAATCTAGCTTTACAGAATAAAGCAGCAGGCAACGCAGCCGCTTTACAGGGTGCTGTGGCAGGCGCTGTAGACCCAATTACAGCTTTAATTAATAGCTTGTATCAGAAATAAGGATAATATGGCAACTTCTCTATTTGGTGGAGGCATGGACGAACAAGCCATGCAACGACAACTTATTAATCAACGAGCTTCAGAGTTTGCTCAACTAGCTCCCAACCAGCGCTTAGCTCAGATGGGCTATTCCGCTGGCTCTGCTTTGGGTGGAGGCCTTGCTAAGGCTATGGGTGTGGATGTAACAGACCCAACCATTAAGCGGGCTTCAATGCTTCGTTCGCTGGCTTCAAAGTATGATACAACAACTTCTGAGGGGCTGCTTCAGCTTGCTCAGGAGCTGCGTACTGTAGACCCTGATATGGCTATGAAGGTGGCTCAGGCTGCGCAGGAGATGAAGCTTGCTACGGCCAAGACAGGCGTAGAAGAACAGAAGATTGCTAAAGGGGTGCTTGATGTGAAACAAGAGACAGCCCTTCGTGATGAGCTTGCTGCTTTAGGGCCTTCTCCCACACAAGAAGCAGTTCTTGCTGTGGTTACTAAGTATGGTAGTCCTGATAAAGTGTTATCAGCTTTGCAGGCTTCTGCTGATCGTGCGTCTACTCGTGAAGGACAAGCAGCTTTGCAAAAGGAACGGCTTGAAGCTCAGAAGCAATTAGCCGCAGATAAACTTGAAGCTCAGAAGCAAATGGCTCAAGACCGTATTGATGCTCAGATTGCAGCCGCTGAAGAAGCAGGCGCAACCCGCTTAGAAATTGCCCGCATGCAAAACGAAGGGCGTCAGCTTATTGCAAGTATGACCGCTGGTTTACGACAAGAAGCAGCAGCAGATAAGAAAGCAGAAAAACTTCAGAAAGAAGAAACACAGAAACAAGGAGTTGTCGCTTCTTTTGATAGTGCTTTAGAAACTCTTAATCGTATTGAAACACATCCCGGTAAAGCAACTGCTGTAGGCTTTGGAGGAACTACAATGTCTCTCATTCCCGGTACAAGTGCAGCAGGTTTTGCTTCTCAACTTGAAACCTTTAAAGCTCAGGTATTCTTACCTCAAGTGCAGGCCCTTAAAGGTATGGGCGCTTTGTCAGATGCAGAGGGTAAGAAAATGACAGCTTCTATTGGTGCTCTTGACCAGAAAATGAAGCCTTCTGAATTCAATGCACAAATTGCTATTATTAAAGCTGATTTAGAAAAAGCTAAAGCTCGTGTTTTAGGAAAAACTAAACCTACTGAGCCTTCTACATCAGCAGCCGCTCCAGTTGCTACAAAACGCTGGAATCCTGTAACAAAGAAACTTGAAAGTCTATAATGGCACAATATATTCAAGTAGGTAAAGATATTATCGAATTTCCTGATAATATGTCTGAAGCTGATATTTCAGCCGCGCTTGCTTCACCTCCTTCTTCTGCTCCTTCAAGTGCTGTAATGGGAATGAAAGAACCTATTAGCGGAGGAGCAGAACTTCTTCCTCGGGGGCTCTCAGCTCTTACATCTTTAGGAGGTGCTTATCCTAACGTAGCAAGTAAATTCTTTCAGTCAGAAGCTGAACGAGTAGCTGCTATGAATAAAGCAGAAGAACAGGCCTACCAAGCACAACGAGCTGCTCAAGGAGGCACAGGGTTTGATGTTGGTCGGATGGTTGGAAATGTTATTAGTCCTGCTAACTTAGCTGTAGGTGCTCGTGCAGCTCAAGGGGCTAAAGCTTTGGGCATTGGGGGACAAGCAGCCATTGCTGGAGCCTCTCAGGCAGCTCTCCAACCTGTAACTAATCAAGATGAGTTCTGGTATGAAAAAGCTCAGCAAGCAGGCCTCGGCGCTTTGGCCGGAAAAGCAGGAGAGTTGGCTGCAAAAGGCGTAGGACGTGTTATGTCTCCCCTTGTCTCTAAAGCTGAAGCAACAATGCGCTCTTTAGGAATTACACCCACTCCCGGCCAAACTCTTGGAGGAGCTTTTAAGAAAGCAGAAGACTTTGCACAAAATCTTCCTCTAATTGGTGAACAGATTCGTTCAGGGCGAGAAAAGGTTTTATTTGATTTTAATAAAGGAGTAATTAATAAAGCTCTTTCTAAAATTGATGACCAACTTCCTGCTAATGTTATTGGTCGTGATGCTGTTTCTTATGCTGCGGAGCAAGTATCTAATAAATATGATGATGTATTAAAAAATATTAAATTTGATTTAGATACAAAAACAACATCAGGTATTCTAGATGCCTTAGACAAGGCTCCTCTTCCATCCTCTGCTATGAAAGCTAAAGCAATTGACATCCTAAACAATGTTGCTTTAAGTAAGTTTTCAGGAAAACAACTTACAGGACAAGAATATAAAAGTATTGAAGCTAGTTTACGTAAAACAGCATCCGATTACTCCAATAGTTCTGTGCCTGATGACCGTGCAGTGGGTGAAGCTTTGAAGGATGCGCTAAAGGTCTTTAAAACAGAGCTTTATTATCAGAATCCAAAACAAACACCACAACTTCGGAGGGTAGACAGTGCTTATGGTGACTTATCCGTAATGGAACGAGCTGCTGCTAATACAGGTGCTGAGAATGGTGTATTTACTCCAAAGCAATATAACGCTGCTGTAAAACAATCAGATGTTAGTCGTAACAAGCGTCAATTTGCACGAGGACAAGCACGAGAACAAAGTGTCTCAGAAGCTGCCCTAAAAACCCTTGGGGAAGATTCCAAAGCTACTCTAGAAGGACGTCTTGCTATGGGTTCTCTAGGAGGCATGGCTGCTCTTTCTCAACCAATGATTGCTGGGCCAGCGGCTCTAGCTTCAATGGGTATTTATAGTGCTCCGGGTTTAAAGATTACAGATGCGTTATTGCGCCAACGTCCTGAACTTGCTCGCATGTTTGGTAAACAGCTTCAACAACAAGCTCCTATGCTTGGTGGGTTATTTGGTGCTCCTATTTCACAAGAGGTGTTACGATGAACATATTTGGAGCCGCCAGCGCTTTAAAGCTCTCTACGGTACATCCTGACCTTCAGAGGGTCTTTAAAGAAGCCATTTCTGATGCCCCTTATGACTTCTCCATCACTTGTGGGATTCGTACCAAAGAAGAGCAAAAGAAACTCTTTGATGCAGGAAAGAGCACAACAATGAAGAGCAGGCATTTAACAGGTAATGCTGTAGATGTATGTGTAATTATTGACGGAAAAGCTTCTTGGAACTTTGAGCATTATTCAGCCCTCTCTGTACACATCCTGAAGAAAGCTAAGGAGCTTGGTATTCCTGTTGTGTGGGGCGGCTCATGGGAGAGCTTTAAAGACGGCCCTCACTTTGAGCTTGATAGAAATGTTTATAAGTGACATGCTTTCAAGCGCTGCACAGCCTTGGCCTAATACTGTTGTAGAACTAGTTATGGTTTGTGAGGTACGCGCTCCTGATAAGAACGGCAAGATTCTGTACGGAGCTAATGAGTTTGTCTATGATAAGCAAATATGTAGATGGACAATTAAGAAAGGAACCTCATGATAGACCCCCTCACAGCCTTCGCAGTAGCCCAAGCAGCTATAAAGGGTGTGCAGGCTGCTATAAAGATGGGCAAGGACTTAGATGGCATCATGGGAGATGTGTCTAAGTTCTTTGATGCCAAAGATGCTGTGCTTAAAGAGGCCTCCAATCCTTCGAAGAAAAGGAAGAGCGTTACTTCAGAGGCCACAGACATTGTATGGCAGGCTCATCAGCTACAGGTAGCAGAAGAGAAACTCAAGTGGGAATTTATGGGTAGAGGCCAAAGCCACTTGTGGTTACAAATTCTTGGACAAAGGAATAAAATTGTTGC